CTTAGTGGTCTTCGAGATGGAGGCGAGGTTACCCTGTCCATGAATTGGACAAGGGATGGTTATGAGAACATGAATGATGATTATGAGAATGATGATTCTGTCAATTATCAGATTGTTCTTCCCGATACTTCGGAGACTACGTATTCATTTGCTGCATATGTTGTAAATTTGGGAATGGCACTTCCAACAGCTGGTAAGATTTCCGCTGATGTTACGTTGAAGGTTTCCGGTAGTGTAGATATGAGTTCATAAACAAAGCGTTATAATGAATAAAAGGAGAATTACTATGGACAACATCTTAACCAAAGATGCAATTTACAAAGTGAATGACGTTGTTACAGAAGTAGTAAAAGTCCCCGAATGGGGCGGGTCAGTTATTGTAGGGGTTATGTCTGGTACAGCAAGAGATGCCTGGGAAATATCTTCTATCATAATAGAAGGTAATGTTGTCAGGAAAAATTTGGAAAATATGAGGGCTCGTCTGGTCTGTTGTACAATTCAGGACGGAAAGGGTAATCTAATTTTTTCTCTTGAAGATGCAGTTGCTTTGGGCAAGAAAAGCGGTGCAGCTCTCGATAGAATTTTTACAGTTGCGCAGAGGATAAATGAATTAGGCCCTAAGGATGTTGATGATCTCGCAAAAAACTTGCTAACAGACCTGAGCGAAGATTCTATTTCCGATTAGCTCTGGCTCTGGGAAAAACAGTTCGGGAATTATTGAGTCAAATGGATAGTCGGGAATTGGCTGAGTGGATGGCTTATTATCGAATAGAACCATTTGGAGAGAATAGAGCTGATTACAGAGCTGGTGTGATTTCATCTGTGTTGGCTAATATTAATAAGAAAAAAGGATCGAAAGCGTTTAAGCCTGAAGATTTTGTGCCTCAGTTTGATGGGAAGTATATTATCAAGTTCCTTCCTTCCGCAAAAGAATTGAGTGCAAAAATTAAAATGATTTTTGGGAGTCGCAAAAGAAAAAAGAAAAAAGGTAGGAAAAAAGGTAGGAAAACCTAATGAGTAATATTGGCAATCTTGTAGCTCATTTAAAAGTAAATACGGCAGGTCTTGCTGTTGCTGATGCAAAGGTAGCAGCCTTTAGTAGACGTACTAATGCTTCTATGGTCAAAGCAAGTGCTGGAGTAGCTGGTCTCACTAAGGCAATGGGTGGGCTTGCTGCTATGGCTGGAGTTGGTGGCCTTGGTATGGTAGCAATTTCTTCTATTAAAACGGCTGCTACTTTTGAAAAGACTATGGCTATTGTCAAAGGTGTTTCTCGGGCAACTGGAAATGAATTTAAAGCTTTGACCGGTATAGCAAAAGAGCTTGGTGAAACTACCGAATGGACAGCTACTCAGGCTGCTCAAGGATTGCAGTTTTTGAGTATGGCGGGGTTTGAAGCCGCAGAGAGTATTGCTGCTATTCCCGGAGTTCTTGATTTAGCTACAGCAGGAAATATCGATTTAGCCAGGGCAGCAGATATTGCTACTAATGCATTAACGGCAATGAGGCTCCCAGTTAGTGCATTGACACAAGTTAATGATGTTTTTGTTGGAACTATTACCAGAACAAATACCAATATGGACATGATGGCGGAGTCTTTCAAGTATGCTGCTCCTGTTGCCAATGCTTTTGGTTATTCCATTGAAGAACTATCTGCTATGATTGGTCAATTAGGTAATGCGGGAATTCAGGGATCAATGGCTGGTACTCAGTTGGCTTTTGCGATACAAAAATCAGCTAAAGCAGCAGAGGCAATGGGGATGTCTGGTGCGAAGCTTATAGAGGTGTTGGAAGAACTTAAGTTAAGAGGTACTTCGAATGCTGAGATGATGAAAATATTTGGTATGCGTGGTGGTCGAGCTACCCTTGTTCTTAAAGAATTGGTGGGTGAAGTCAGGGATCTGACAACTACTCTTGGAGAAAGTGAAGGGGAGGCAAAAACTCTTGCTAATACCATGAGAGATACCCTTATAGGTCAGTGGGCAGAATTAAAATCAGCAATTGAGTCAGTATCAATCGATGCTTTTAAGAGCTATGAATTAGAGCTTAAAGGTATGTTAGAAAGAACAACTGCATATATTAGGGAAAATAAGGATCTTTGGTTAGAGTTTGGTGGGGTAATATCCTTTACTTTAAAGTCTATTACCCTTTTAATAAAAGCAAATCCTATTCTTAGTTTCATAGCGTCAATATCAAAACTTAAAAAAGCAATAAAAGAGCTTAACGAAGAAATAGTTACCTCGTTAGAAGCTGAAAAAAAATGGATAATGTATGATAGTTATAGACAACAAAGATATTCGAAAGAACTTGAGGCAATAAATAAGAAAATTGAAGCTATAAAGAAAATTCCAGTATGGGAGTCCGATTTAGTTGGAGACTTTACAACACCGGATTTCGATGCTCAGTCTATTGAAGATTATCAAGCTTCTTTGGATATGTGGGGTAAAGTTACTAAAGGAGCTTTGGCGGCAGACAAAAACTTCTGGTCTTCTTGGGCAATTGAGGTTATAGCTGCTATTGAAAAGGCTAAAGCAGATTATATTGTACAAATGAACTCTTGGAATAAGATGACGGAAAGTTTTGTTGCGGCAGAAAATGCCACTGATGACAAATGGATAATGAGTAAAATAAAGGCTGTCGAAAAGATAGAGAAAAAAAGGAAAGAATATGAAACGTCTCTTTGGGAAGGGATGAAGGCTGGATATCAGGCGGAATATGATTTAGAAAAGGAAGTGGCTGCCGGAGTCAAAGAGACAATGGCGTCTCTCGAAGAATCAAATAAAGAATCTTTTGACGATATGGTTTCCCTTTCTCAGCGAACAGCAGATGCCATGGAAAGTAATTTTTCAGATCTTTTCTTTGATACTATGACTGGTAATTTTAAAAGTCTTGAGGATTTTGCAAAGGGAGTTCTTAACAGTATTCAGAGAGCTACCGCAGACTATTTAGGTCAGCTTATAAAAATGGGTATATTTGGGGGAGAAGGGGCCGGAGGGGACTGGCTCAAGTTGGGAGCTAAAGCGGTAGGTTTTATTGCAGGAGCATTTTCCGGAGGATCGTATGCCAATTACTCTGACGCAGTTATGTCTGCTGATTATTCCGCAATATCTGGGGGGTTTGATGTTCAAATGGCAAAAGGGGCAATTGTAAGTGGCCCTACTATATTTCCTATGGCTGAGGGAATGGGCCTTATGGGTGAAGATGGCTATGAGGCTGTTATGCCTTTAACAAGATTATCCGGGGGCGATCTTGGGGTCAAGGCAGAAGGCGGGGGAGAAAATAGGGGGGCACCAATAATAAACATATTTGCCAATGATGCTCAGTCTTTTATTGAAATGGCTCATAGGAATCCAAGTGCTATAATAGGACCAATGATTGAAGGCCTACAAGATGGCGGACAATTAGTAGATACGATAAGGAGCGTAATATAATATGGCAGCATTTCCAAGCGATCCAATATTTATTCATCCTTTTGATGAGACTATTCTATTCAAAACCCTAACATCAGAATTTGATGATTTAGGAGAGGAAAAGAGAAAACAAAAATGGCTTTACCCCAAGAGGAATATTGCGTTGAAGTATAAAGCAATAACTAAAACAAAGGCTTTGATTCTATGGCAGTTTTATCTTGCCAGAAAAGGTGCGTATACGGCATTTAGTTTCTTTTTTCCCTGGACAAATACATTTGAAGGCGAATATGTAAATACTGGAGACGGTTCTACTGTGGTTTTTAATCTTCCCAGTAAACAAGCTTCTGCATATATTCTTTATGTTGATGGATTAGCGCAAGAAGCAGGAGGAGCGGATTATACTTTTGGGCCATTGGGGGGAACGGATGGAGCGGATAAAGTTACTTTTGGCAGTGCTCCGACAGATGGGGCCAGAATAACGTGGGATTTTACAGGATATCTTAAAGTCCGATCAAGATTTGAAGAAGACAAGATGAATTTTGTAACATTTTATGATAGATTAGTAAATTCTAAATTAAAATTGAAAGGACTTTTAAATGCGTGATATAGATGTGGATATACAGGCCGCTTTGGCCGCAGAAGAAATGAGGCCTTTTGCGCTTTTGCATTTTGAAATAGATAGTGTTCATTATAGATATACGGATTGTGATGTCCCAATAGTAGTAGGTGGAAATCGATATGAACCAAGAGGTTTTAAACAACAGTCAATACTTTATAGTCTAAATAAGGTAGTAGATTCTGTTAAATTGGAGGTTGATAACTTGGATGATGCTTTAACAAAAACTTTTATTGGAGGGACTCCGCAAGATAGTGATTGTGATTTAAAATTTGTAGTACTTGACTCTGACTATGCGATTATAGCCTCTACTCAGACATTATTTGAAGGATTCATAAATGGATGGGGATTACTTGAAGAAAAAGTAAGGGCCACAATATCCAGTTTATTTAATCGTTGGGCACAAAGAACATTATCAAAGCATTCAGCATCATGCAGGTGGAAGGCTTTTAAAGGAACAGAATGCACATATTCAGGTGCTGCGACATGGTGTGATAGATCATATACGAGATGTGAAGATTTGGCTAATACTGATAACTTTGGCGGATTTAGATGGCTTCCTTCTATTGTTGACAAAGAGATTTGGTGGGGAAAGGTTCGATCAATATGAGTAAATTAAAAATGGCACAAAGGACATCCCAAGTAGTTGGTGCTCCTTATAAATTAGGAGAAAATACTTTTAGTGGAGGATTCGATTGTTTGTCTCTTCTTCATCATATAGGGACAAAAGCAGGATTTGAGGTGCCTTTGGAATTTGAAGGGTACACAATGGAAACATACAAAGAATTTTTTAAAAAAGACCGCAAAGAGGCTATGAAAGTTTTTGCTCGTTTGATGATTTCTGTAGGGAAGGAAATAAAGCCAAACTTTGCCTTTACAGGAGATTTACTAATGATCGAGAATATAAAATCTGGTGAAATTAGCATGGCCATTCATGCGGGTAATGATAGAGCGTTATCGGTATATGAGAAATCGGGCGTAACACTTGTAGATTTAAGAGTAAATAAAATAACTCGTGCATTTCGATGGAGGAAATCGTGTCCGGAGTAGAATTTTACGCTATCGCACAAGTTTTAGCCATAGTTATTGGTGTAACATCGGCAGCATATAATATTCTTCATCGCCCGGATGCGCCAGAGAGCCCTTCGGGAGAACAGTTTCTGGATCCAGGTCTTAAAATTAATACGAGATCCACTCAGGAGTCGGTTAAAGTAGTATATGGTCTCCAGGAAGTGGGAGGTAATGATGCTTTCCTTGATATCACAGGAACAGATAATGGTAATCTCTGGATAGTCCAAACATTGAGTGAAGGTGAGTGTGATAGTATACAAGTAGTTGGCGGAAATGACCAAGTTTATTTAGGAGATAAACTCGAAAAAGAATTTGGTAGTAAAGTAGCATATACCTTTCATAATGGTGCATCGAATCAAGTTGTCGATGCTGCTTTACATGCAGCAATTCCAACTTGGACAGACCCTTTGCGATATACTTGTTATATTGTTTTCCATTTAACCTATGACACAGATGTTTTTCAAAGTTTGCCCCGGAGGCAAATCAGACTTAAAGGTCGTAAATTATATGATTTTAGAGATGAATCAACAGCTTGGTCTGATAATGCAGTTTTGGCTCTATATGATTATATGACAAATAACAGATATGGAGTGGGTATAGCAGCAGCAAAACTTGATGTAGTGTCCTGGACAGCAGCGGCAAATTATTTTGAAACAAAAGGTTGGTCTTTTAATATGGTATTGTCAAGAGATGAGGCGGCTCTTGACACAATGAATACTATCCTTTCTCATTTTCGTGGAACTCTGGTCTGGTTTGACGGTAAGTTTTATCTCAGATACGCAGACTTGAATTACGAGAGTTCCTGCATGACTTTGAAGGATGAACATATAGTACAAGATTCTCAAGGAAGGGCTATTATCTCTATCTCTCAACCATCAAAGTTTAAAAAACCAGATGGGGTTAGAGTGAGATTTATAGATAAAGAGAAGGGATATGTCCTGGACGATTTTATAATCGGCGAAGATACCGGAGTAGTTGCACAGCGTAATTTTTTAGGTGCCGATAGAGAAATGGCTGCTAATTTAGGAAACTATAGTTTAGAACGTGCTCGATTAGATAGAGTAGTAACTGGTAGATTTCGAGACGATGTTCTTCTTTTGGAACCCCATGACCTTGTCACTCTTAATTCTTCCGCTCTTTCTATTTCTGATCAACTTATGAGAGTAAATGATGCAAACATACTTCCCAGTGGTCAAATTGAATTGGTGATGTCCTATGAAAGTTTCGATTTATATGATGATGATTATGATTC